GCGGAAGTCGGGATTCGACGTGATCGCGCAGGACGCGCTGCGCATCGCCGACACGCCGCTCGAAGGGGTGCGATCGAAAAGCGAGTCGGTCACGATCGAGGGCGACGAGGGCGCGCTGCCGGCCACGAAAACGGAAACGTGGACCGAGGACATGCTGGGCCATCGCAAACTGCAGGTGGAGACGCGATTGAAGCTGCTGGCCTGCTGGGACCCGAAGCGGTTCGGCCAGCGTACGGCAACCGAGATCACCGGCGCGGGCGGCGGCCCGGTGCGCGTATCCGCCGCGTCGATCTCGGACGACGATCTCGCCGCCATTGCGCGAGGCACCGGTAAGTGACCATCACCCGCGAGCAAGCCGCGGCGATCCTGCTGGACCGCCGGCAGGCGCGCGCTGATCTCTGCGTGTTCGCGAGTCGTGTGCCGGTCCCCGGCAGCCCCTACGAGGACGCCGACGAGAACGCCGCGATCCCGCTGATCGAGACCACGCAAGCCGCGCATCACCAGGTGATTCTCCGACACGCGCAGGAGTGCATGAGCAAGCCGTACGGGCGCCTGATGATCCTTGCGCCGCCGGGCTCGGCGAAGTCCACCTATGCGGCCGTGGTAGCTCCTGCGTGGTATCTCGGACTGCATCCGTCGCACCGCGTGATCGTGGCGACCTACGGCGACGACTTGGCCCGCAAGCACGGCCGCCGCACGCGCCAACTGCTGCGCTCGGACGAGGCGCGCGGCATCACACAAACGCAACTGTCGGACCAGCTCGCCGGCTCGCTCAACTTCACGCTCAACAACGGCGCCGAGTATCTGGCCTGCGGCATCCTCGCTGGCGTCACCGGCAACCGCGCCGAGGGCATCGTGATCGACGACCCGATCAAGGGCCGCGAGCAGGCCGATAGTGAGGTTGTGCGCGCCAAAACATGGGATGCGTATCAAGACGACCTGTTGACCCGCTTAGTGCCCGGCGGATGGTTGATCCTGATACAAACTCGATGGCACGAACTGGACCTCGCCGGCCGCATCCTGCCGCACGACTGGGCGGGCGAGTCGGGCGAGATTCAATGCCGCGACGGCAACCGCTGGACGGTGCTGTGCCTGCAGGCCGAATGCCAAACAGCGAGCGATCCAATGCGCCGGCCTGTCGGCGCCATGCTGTGGCCGGAGTGGTTCGCTGACCAGCACTGGGCGCAGTTCCGGCTGAACCGTCGCACCTGGGCCAGCCTGTACCAGCAGCGCCCGGCGCCCGACGAGGGCCTGCACTTCCGGCGCGATGACTTCGCGACCTACGAGACCGCGCCGCAGCCGTTGATGCTGATCGGGGCGAGCGACTGCGCGGCAACGCCGGAGGGCGGCGACTGGACCGAGCACGCGATTGCAGGTGTCGCGCAGGACGGCGGCCTGTACCTGCTCGACTGGTGGCGCGGGCAGACCGGGCCGGAAATCTGGATCGAGCGGCAGATCGATCTGATCGTGCGGCACAAGCCGCTCGCGTGGTTCGGTGAGGCCGGGCCGCTGAGGCGAGCGACCGAGGGCCGGCTGCGCCAGCGCATGCGCGATCGGAACGCCAACTGCCGGCTCGAGTACCTGCCAAGCGTTTCCGACAAGCTGACGCGCGCGCAGTCGATCATCGCGACCGCGGGGATGGGCCGCCTGTTCTGGCCGCGCGCCGCGTGGGTGGGCGAGCTGCAGCGCCAATGCCTGGTGTTCCCTGCCGGCTCACCCGATGACGGCGTGGACACGCTGGGGCTGCTCGGCCGCGGCTCCGACACGCTGATGCGCCCCGTTGACCGCGCGCCCGTAACCCCTATCCCAATCGCCAACCGCTGGAACCGCCCGCATGCCTAGACCGACGACTGACGAGCGCCTGGCGAAGGTCCACGAGGACTCGCTGCGGGAGTTCGGCGAGATCCAGACAGCGACGAAGGAGGAGCGCGCGCAGTGCCTCGCTGACCGGCGTTTCTACTCGATTGCCGGCGCTCAGTGGGAAGGCCAGCTCGGCGAGCAGTTCGAGAACAAACCCAAGTTCGAGATCAATAAAACGCACTTGGCCGTGATTCGGATAATCAACGAATACCGCAACAACCGGATCACGGTCGACTATGTTCCGAAGGATGGCCGGCCGGACGCGCTGGCCGACACGTGCGACGGTCTCTACCGCGCCGACGAGCAGGACTCGTGCGCCGACGAAGCCTACGACAACTGCTTCGAGGAGGCTGTCGGCGGCGGCATGGGCGCGTACCGATTCCGCGCCGTGTACGAGGATGAGGAAGACCCGGACAACGACTATCAGCGCATCAAGATCGAGCCGATTTACGACGCCGACACGAGCGTCTACTTCGATCTCGGCGCGAAGCGCATGGACAAGGGCGATGCGAAGCGCTGTTACGTGCTGACCGCCATGACGCCGGGTGCGTACACCGAGGAGTACGACGACGACCCCGCGACCTGGCCGAAGGATATCAACTCGCAAGGCTTCGACTGGTCAACGCCGGATGTCGTGTTCGTGTGCGAGAAGTTCGAGATCGAGGAAAAGACCGAGAAGCTCATCATCTTCACGGACCTCGGCGGCAAAGAGCAGCGCATTCCGGCGTCGGAGCTTGTCGATTACGACGACGACGGCAAAGCCATCGAGGGGCTGTCCGACCGCGAGCGCGTGCTGAAAGCCACAGGCTGGCGCCGCAGCGGCGAGAAGAAGATCAAACGCAAGCGCTGCCACAAGTACATCCTGTCGGGCGGCGGCGTGCTGGAGGATTGCGGCCTGATCGCGGGTTCGTGCATCCCGATCGTGGTGCAGTACGGCAAGCGCTGGTACATCGACAACAAAGAGAGATTCATGGGCCACGTCCGGCTCGGCAAGGACTCCCAGCGCCTCGGCAACATGCTGCGCAGCAAGCTCGCGGAGATTTCCGCGCTGTCCAGCACCGAGAAGCCGATCCTGACGCCCGCGCAGATCCTGAATCACCAGCAGACCTGGGCCGACGACAACATCAAGAACTACCCCTATGCGCTGCTGAATCCCGACATCGGGCCGGACGGCGTGCCGATGCCGATTCCCCCGCTCAACTACACGCGCCCGCCCGCCATTCCGCCCGCGCTGGCCGCGCTGATGCAGGTCTGCGAGACCGACCTTCAGGACTTGCTCGGCAACGCGCAGGCCGGCGATCAGCCGCAGCCGAACATGAGCGGCGATCTCATGGAGATGATCCAGAACCGGCTGGACATGCAGGCGTTTATCTACATGAGCAACTGCGCCCGAGCCCGGCAGCGCGGCGGCGAAATCTGGCTGTCGATGATGCGCGACATCGCCTGCGACGAAGGCCGGCAGATGAAGACCGTGGGCAACCAGCGCGAGACCAGCCGCATCGAGCTGCTGCGCGCTGTCGTGGACAAGGACGGCAAGGTTACGCGCGAGAACGATTTCAGCCGCGCGCGCTTCGATGTGGTCGCGGAAGTCGGGCCGTCGAGCAGCAGCCGGCGCTCGTCCACCGTTCGCCAGGTCACCGCGATGATCGGCATGAGCGACGATCCCGAGACCAAGCAAGTCCTGTCGGCAATGGCGATGCTGAACATGGAAGGCGAGGGCATGGACGAAACCCGCGACTACTTCCGGCAGAAGTTGGTGCGGATGGGCGTCGTGAAGCCGACCGAGGACGAGAAGCGCGCGCTGGCTGCCGAGTCGCAACAGCAGCAGCCCGACCCGAACGCCGTGTATCTGGCATCCGCTGCCGAAGCCGAGCGCGCGAAGGCCGTCAAGGCGCAGGCCGACACCGCGCTGTCCGTTGCGCGCACCGAGCAGGCCCGCGCCGAGACCGCCGAAACGCTGGCCGGCATCCCGCGCGCGAATGCGGCGCAGGCGGTGGAGAACGCGACCAAGATTGCTGCCAGCCTGACCCCGTAACCAACGCGAGGAGATCGCAATGACGAAGACCGTACGCATCGAGAACGCCGACACGAACACCAACGTCAAGGTGATCGTCGAGGTCTGGGAGAAGGGTTACACGGCTGCCGATGGCAGCGAGGTGCCGGACCGCATCACCGAGACCGTTCCCCTCGATCACCCGACGTTCATGGCGACGAAGGGCATAACCAGCACGCGCTGGCTGGTCGTGAAGGAAGTGCCGGCGTGATTCCGTGCCCTGCGTGGCTCATCCCGTCCCGCGTGCGGCGTGCGATCGACGCGCAACCGCGCTCCCTGATCTACGACGACCGGGGCGAGCTGCGCAGCGTCAACAGCAAGGACGCCAAGCGGCGCCGACGCATCATCGACAAGCGCAACCGGGCGCGGGGCAGGAGAAAGCGAAGATGAGCGCAGTGCTGATCGTGATCGGCAAAGGCTTGGTGGTCGGCGTCTTCTTCGCCGTGCTGACCGCGCTGACCATTTTGGCGATCATCAAGTATTGAGGGACTGAGACATGCCAACGCGACCAAGATTGCGGCGAGTTTGACGCCGTGAGCATCTGCACCTTTTCGGTCACCCTGTACGCGCACGACAAAGAGCGCACGACGATGGTTCGCTATGACGACCACAAAGCCGAGGTAGCCAGTCTGCGCGCTGCGTTGATCCAGCACGGCGTCCACAGTCCGCATTGCGCCTCGATGGGTGGTGTTGACGACGAGCAGCCGCCTTGCGACTGCGGTTTTGACGCGGCGTGCGCGCCATGAGCATCGAGGTGACCGACCTCGCCGACAAGCGCGACTGGTGCGACAACTGCGGGCAGCGCGGGGCGACGTTGCACGTTCGCGTGGACGCCGCGCGTTTCGATCTGTGCCCGGTATGCGCCACCGATCTGCACGACAAGATCGCGCGCACCCTGACCAACTGAGCGAACCGCCCGCGCTGATTCGGGCGATCAGGAGATAACGACATGCCAAAGCCGATCGACGATCAGCAGGAACAGGACACGATCGAGGGCGCCGAAGCCGAGCCCACACTGACCGACGTAGCCGACGACGAGACCATCAAAGGCGGCGAGGGCGAGGATACCGCTGCCGGTGGCGACGACACGACCGAGGGAGCCGCGGCCTCAGGGGATGAGGCTGCCAACGAGGAAACCCTCATCACGATCGGCGACGAGCCGCTGCCGACCGCTCCCGAGGCCGCGGCCCCGCAGTGGGTCAGGGACTTGCGCAAGTCGCACCGCGAGCAACAGCGCCGCATCCGCGAGCTCGAGGACCAGGTGCGCGGCAAGGCGCCGGGCGATCCAGCCGCCCCGGTCCAGCTCGGCAAGAAGCCCACCCTGGAAGAATTCGACTACGACGCCGACAAGTTCGAGACCGCCCTGGCCGGCTGGTTTGACCGCAAACGGCAGGCCGATGACCAGGCCGCGGCAGCCTCACGGGCTGAGGCTGAGGCCAAGGCCGAGTGGGACTCGCAGGTTGACCGCTACGGGAAAATGCGTGACAGCCTCAGAATGTCGGACTACGATGAGGTCGAAGCCGCCGTTGGCGAGAAGCTGACGGCGGTTCAGATGGGGTTGCTGATCGATGTCTGTGAGAATCCAGCGCTCACGTTGTACGCCGCCGGGAAGAGCCCGGCGAAACTCGCTGAGTTGGCCGCGATCACCAAGCCCGCTCGATTCATCGCCGCCCTGGTGCGGTTCGAGGCAACCGTGAAGACGAACCGGCGCACATCGACCGTTCCGGCACCCGAGCGCACCGTATCCGGTACGGCGCCGAAGTCGGGCTCGGTGGATTCGACGCTGGAACGGTTGCGGGCCGAGGCTGATCGGACCGGCGACATGACGAAGGTGATTGCCTACAAGCGCCAATTGCGCGAACGCAAAGCCGGTTAGACCGGCCCGGCACCGCCCGCCGTTAAAGGGCGAGTAGAGAGACGCGATCCGTCTGCGTGGTGCATGGCACCGATGACGAGTGATGAAAAACGGTTTTCACACTCATCCAGTCATTGGAGTATCAGGCATGGCCATCAACGACTTTTCGAAAGAAGAGCGCGTGAGCTTCGAGGACATCATGGAGGGCTTCAACGACGCCCTCGTGATGTCGAGCAACGTCAACATCTACACCGCCGACGACACCATGATGGCTCGTACCAACGACACCATCTGGCGTCCGCAGCCCTACATCGCGCAGAGCTTCGACGGCACCGACCAGACCGCGAACTTCCAGGGCATGACCCAGCTCTCCGTCCCCGTGACGCTGGGCTTCGAGAAGTGCGCGCCGTGGGAGATGACCGCGAAGCAGTTGCGTGACGCGCTGCAGGAAAAGAGTCTCGGTAAGGCCGCGAAGCAGAAGCTCGCGAGCGACATCAACGTCGCGCTGATGAACGTCGCCTGCAATTTCGGCTCCCTTGTGATCAAGCGGAGTTCGGCCGCGGCCGGCTACGACGATGCCGCCCAGTGCGACACGATCATGAACGAGCAGGGCGTGCAGATGAACGAGCGCTTCATGGCGCTGTGCTCGCGCGACTACAACCTGATGGCGAAGGATCTCGCCGCCTCGACCCGATCGTTCGGCAACGCCAAGAGCGAGAAAGCCTACGAGAACTCCTACGTCGGCCGCGTGGCGAACTTCGACACGTTCAAGCTCGACTACGCAAACCGCCTCGCGGCGGCTGGCGGTGGCGGCTCGATCACGATGGACACGCGCTCCTCGGCGACCTCGAACAACTACGTCCCGGTTGCTTCTCGGCTGGCTGCCGGCGGCACGGGCGAGCGCTCCAACGTCGACAACCGCTTCCACCAGATCACCGTCAGCTCGACCACCAGCGTTGCGGCCGGTGACTGCTTTACGGTGGCAACGGTCGACGCGGTGCACCACATCACGAAGGGCGACACGGGCAACCTGAAGACCTACCGCGTGGTGTCGGTCGACTCCTCGACCACGATGACCATCACGCCGCCGATGATCACCGGCCAGGGCGGCACGGATGCGGAGCTGGCCTACCAGAACTGCGTCGTCAACACCCCGGCCAGCAACAGCGCTCTCGTGTTCCTGAACA